ACGTAAAATTAACTGCTGCTCCAGTACCCGTAAAATTTTGTATTTGATAAGTTACTACACCAAAGCCATAAATATTGTCGTAAGTTGCAATCAATACATCAGTTGAATCTTTTAAAACAAATTTATATGCTGCCGATGTAATCCATATTTCACCGCCTTCAGAAACACGTCCAGCAGCATCTAAAACAATTGGATTTGTACGGGCGACGTTTCCCACGCTCGTGGTATAGCTAACTAAAGGAGTTGTTGTGCCCGCAGCATAGGTGTACAACTTGCCGCCAGTCAAAACAGCACCAGTATTCGTGAAGAACTGGGCCGCTACACCGCCCACTGGGGAAAGAAATACTGCCATGTTAAGGCTCCAAAAGAATCAAGCCACCGTCCTCTTGGACGAGATTGTCGCCAGACTCGGTGAGAAGATTGCCCACTGAAGCACCGCTGTCGCGTGTGCCTGTAAACAGCGTAGCAATGCCGCCAAGCCCAAGGCCCAGCGCATTACGGAGGGCGACACCAAAGCTCATTGCTTGTTGATAGGTTTGCAGTACACAACGCCGTCATCGGAGATGCGGATGGCGCTTACGCGAAAAGGAGCGCCATTGCCCATGCCCACATAAAACGGGATTGGTGTGTATGCAGGGATAGGTGTGCTGGCAGTCGTGGCCACAGCAGCAGGGCCAACTTCTACATAGCAAGGAGTCGTAGACCAAATCACCACGCCTTCGGGGCCAGGGTTCCAGTCAGTTGTGTTACCCGCAGAGGCAGTGTAAGCAACAGTGCGACCAGGGAAGTCGGCTTGTGATAGAGGGTTGAGAAGTTCCATGATGATCCTTACGCTAAGAATTTCAATTTGTACAAAGTCCGAAGATATATCTCAACGATATTATCTATCAATTGCTGAAGCGATGAGTCAGATTTATCACACACATCGTAACGAGCAGCTTCGATTTCGGCAAGTGAATCTTGCAGGAATTCAATGATATTAGCCGTCTTTTTGGCCGAATGCAGGGTGATAGGGCCAATCAGACCGTACCGGCCTTGATAGGCTTCAGCAAAATCGTCAGCCGCACCAATAATGCGGTTGTAGAAAATGTTGAGCGCTTCGTGCTTGCTAAAACTGCGAGTGTTCAGGTGTACGGAATGTGCAACATCCCGCGCCAAGAACAGCAAGCCTAGAAATTCATTTGCTTTCATTGTGGCATTCCTTGTGGAGGCATTATTTCTTGTTGGGGCATCATCTCCATGGGCATGGATTCCTCACGCATCTCAGGCATTTGGTTCATCATGCTCTGCGACTCCATGGCCGCAGCGACAACACCCATGGCAATGTCTTGAATCTGTTCTTCAGTCATACCAGCCTGCACAGCAGCGATCCGCTTGGTTTCGGCATCGTATGCTTTGATCTGAGCCTCAAAGTCCTTGCGCTCCAAGTCTTGCATTTCGATTGATTTGCCAACATTCTGGATCATCTGGTACATTTGCTCCATCTCAGCGCCCATGGCCTGAATCTGTTGCTGCGCTGCCTGCAAGGCTGGGTCTTCGTCACCATCTTCCAAGAACTTGGGATCAATGGTCTTGGCAAAGCGCTTGGACATCTCTTGAGCGCCAGGCCAGTCCATGTTCTTGACAAACAAGTCGCCAGCCACAGACCACAGTTGTGGATTACCTTGAAGCAATTGAGCCATGGCTTCCAATGCCTCTTGGCGCTTGGTTGCATAGCCTGGGCCAGTCGTGGCCACCACATCGTACTTGCCAACACCAGGGTTGTAGATTTTCTCAATCACAATACCTTGCTCGTTGACAATCTTGTTGACGGGTTGGGGCTGATCAGGATTGATCTTGACCATCTTAGTCTCGCCGTCTTCACCAATGATGCGAGCAATGCGCTGAGTGTCGTAAATCTTGGGGATCAAGTCCACCAACTGACGGGCCACATGGCGCACGGCACGGGTCAGGTTGTCGCCATAGTGGAAAGTACCTACGTCACCCTCACGCTGGCGAGCCAGAATGGCTTTACCAGAGCGTTCGTTGCTTCCCATGCCCAAACTGGCATTGTATTGACCGGTTGTGGACTTAATGTCCTCAGATGCGCCTGCCTTGGCCTGCAATAGCCCGCTGGAGGCCATTGGCGGCTGTGCCCGCTGGGGTAGTGGCAAGACTGCACCTTGGCCGTCTGTAACGTCTGGATTGACCTCAAGATAGGGCCAGTTGTTTGTGTTGGCTGTCTTCCACTTGTCCTCATAGCCCTCGAACTGGCCACCATAGCCAATAAACGGAGCCTTGGGGGCCAGCGCCAGCATCTCAGCTTCTTGGCTGACCCAGTAGTTGTACATGCGCTGGGCATCTTTGGCGTTTCGCACTAAGCCAGAGATGTAAATACGGCCATCAACCTCAAACTCGTTGCCAATCACACGGATCACAGGGATCCATTTGCCAGCCCACTCTTTTTGTTCAAGGATTTCGTAGCCGTTGATCTTGCAATACATCACCCGCGGGCGCTCAGACATGCGTGATTTGACAGGCTTGCCAAACATGTCCTTAAGCATCTTGTCTTCAGGCGTGCCTTCAAAGGCCGACTGGTTGCCAGGGTACAAATTCAGCTTAGTCTTGTCGTAATCAATGTAGTAATAACTAGCAATACGCACTGTGTCTTCGTTGAGCCAGTTGCTGATCGACTGGTCACCCACGCCGAGGGACTGCAATGTAGAGATAGGCGCAGCATCAGGGTACTGGCGCTCATATTCTGCTTTTGTCAGGTCTTCGGTGATAAAGCAATACTTGGCATCCGCACCCGTTGGGTCTTGGATCAGCGGATCCATGTAGACCGAGAAGCTGTTGCGAATGCGGCCAATCTTGATGTCCTGATCGAATGTGTTCTCGTCACAGTACTCGGTCATCAGGGTGATGTAGCCTTCGCCGTAGGACACCTGATTTTCGCAAGCCGTGTCGTATGCCACGTCAGCGTCAGAGATGTACTCAATGTGGCGAATCATGCCGTTGAAAATCTCAGCCACTTCCACATCAGCGTTGTCATCGACTGGGATAACCTTTGCGCCTGGGCGGTTCTGACGCATGTCATTCGTCACTTGACGAACGTGCTGCGGCAGTTTGTTAATTGTCAGCGTTGGGCGTGCGTTGATCGTTTGGCCTTGCACCGCACCACGGGTAGCGAGGACGTCAGCAGGCCACTGCCAATGGTTGTCAGGTGAGCCTGCATAGAAGCGCAAATCGTCAATTTCGTCTTCACGGCTCTCGGCCAATGCGGCGACTGCCATGTCTAGCCGCGCGCGGGCGGTTGTCAGAATGTCTGAATCAGACTTTGGTGGTTTGCCGCCAGCCGCTACATTAGCCGCCGCGACCATTCCGGTTGGATCAGCCATTATTTTTTCTTCTTTTCTGCTTCACGTTTGACTGAATACGCGATGGCCACGGCCTGCTTGACGGGCTTGCCAGCTTTAACTTCAGCTTTGACGTTCTTGCGAAAGGCTTCGGGTGATTTTGATTTAACCAATGGCATTTAAGTCTCCGTGTGGAAAATGGCGTAGTTCAAGTGAATGGCTTCGCTGTACGCATTGTTGGTTACGTTCTTGATTTCTACCGTGAACGAGCCATTGCTGACCGCCACAATGAACACATTGTACGCACCCAATGTGCCGCCAGAGGCCACACTGATCACCACCACGTCTTTGGTGCTGACGGTGCTGCAATTGACCACAAACACCGCATTGGCGTTAGGGGCCATCTGGGCGTTGGCGGTAATAATCTGGCCAGAAGGCGTGTTGATCGTGACCGCTGTGGTTTTGTTATTCTGCTGAGTTACGGTGTCGTAAGCACCAGCTGCATAACCAATCGTGCCAGTGGTGGCAATGTTGGTGGCTTGGACAATATCCGCACCAATGATGTTCTGGTCTTCGTATGCAACGCCAATTGGCTTGGTATTTGCCATGATTATTTCTTCTTTGCAGTTTTGGCAGATTCTTTAAACGCTTTGGCAGTTGGCGCGCCTTTGTCGCCTGGCTGGCGCATTTTCTCTTTAGAACCAGCGGCTATGCGCTCACGTTTGGCTGCGATATTCGCGTAGAGTCCAGGTTTGGTAGCCATATCAACACTTCCATCGTTTAAGAGCTGCTTTAGCGCGTTCGCCATCTTTGGCGTTGGCCGCTACTGCGCCCATTCTTGCACAAAATGAATCCTTGCGCCCCTGATCTGCCTTGGTCTTGGGGTTAGGCGCTGGCGCTTTGAGATTGCTGCCAGTTTCTCGATTGTACTTCTCACGCCCTTTAGCCGTCAAACCAGCACCTTTGCTGACCGGCAACTTTTCACCGCGACCAACGCTTAGAGACACACTCTTTTTAGCCATTACGATCCCATCCAAGAAGTTGCAACCACGCCTCTGCCATTGTACGTGCGGCGCTGCGTGGATTCACGCGCCTCACGGTGGGCTACTGGGAAGGCAAAAGTGACGCAAATAGCGTCAGCCGCGTCAGGCGAGGCCAATCCGCGTGCCTTCATGTCCTTTTTCGACTCCAAAAAGATAGTCCCTTTGGAGTCGGGCTTCATCATAGGCGAAATTAAATCAGTTTTAAGAAACCTGTCAAGCGGGATTGAAGCAGTTTTCAGCCAATCCTTCATTTTGCCCCACATTTCGGCCCTTTTGTTGCCATACATGACCGGATTTGCCGATTTATTGCCAAAGTTGACACCTTTGATTTTGTACCTTTGCTCTTTCAAACGGTCAACAATGCCAGCCCCAAGGCCGCCTTCGTCGATCACGACCAAAGCTGGCTTGTATTCCTCAATCGCCTCGATCACATGACCAACAACAGTCATAGTGTCGTCGCCCCTGTGCCGCTGGATGGCGATAATGTCGCGCCCCTGCCTGATAGCGATGACTGTTGCATCCGCGCCAAAGCGGGCGGGGTCAACACCGATCACTATTGGTGCGCTGGCGTCGCGATAAGGACTACGCTTCATCGCCTCGTCGACCAGACTGGCTGATATGAACTGATCGTCGCCTTCGGACGGGAACTGACCGTACACCTCGACGTGCGCCTGTGATGAGTCAGCACCATATTCATCAATGATCTGCTGGTAGACCTGTTTGTCCGTCCCTTCGACTGTTCTGGCGTCAACCACCTTGGTCGTCCAAAACTCTCGTTTGCTGTTGAACGCCTCGTAGAAGTACCCAGTGTTGCGCCGTGGGTTAGAGAACGCCATCCAGAAGCGGTTAGGCGTGTTCTCTGTAAAGAATCCACTGGTCACCGCCCAGATGCTGTCGTCAATACCCGACGCCTCGTCGAACACGACCAGCACACCGTCAAAGTTGTGGACACCCGCGTAAGCGTCAGGATTCTCCGCTGACCAGAGCCGTCCTTCGACACCCCAGTAGCGCGTGCCCTTCTTAAGATCACGCTCGACCAGTTCGGTCAGCCACTTGGCAGGCATCAGCCTGGTCGCGCTGACCTCGAACCAATGACTGTTAAGCGCCATTGCCAGCCACTTGGTAATCTCGGCCCATGTGACTGAGCGTAGCTGAGACTCACTGTTGGCCGAGATGATGGTCGTAGAGCCGATGCGAGTAGACAACATCCAGATCGTGATCCAACTGACTAACGCTGACTTACCAATACCACGGCCAGATGACACAGCGTGGCGTAGGGTGTTGAAGTCTAGCTGGCCTTTGTTCTGCGTGATGTGGTCTGCAATATGTGTGAGGACTTCACGCTGCCATTTGCGTGGGCCTTTGAAATGCTCCAGCGGCGTGCCAGGCTGACCCCAAGGAAACGCAAACATTACAAACGCCAAAGGGTTGTCCTTGATCGCTGGCGCCCACAGACGCGCCATGAGTTCCTGTTCGTCTTCAGCGCTGTATATGGTCGATTGCATTAGTAATCCTCAACTATGGGCGCGCCGACTGAACACGGTTGGCGGTAATCAGGCCATTTGCGGTCGGGGTGCATGTTGAGCCACATGTGCGATCGGCAAATATCAATAAAGTGATATTCCCAACGCCCGCCGTGCCAACGACGATACCACTGATACCGGCGCAAGTGATAACTAAACCAAAACGAGGTGAGCAATTTACGCACCATGCTGCACCTGTTTATGCGCTAGTTCTGGCTCAAGCACCTCGACGTCGATCACTTCCAACGCGCGCTTCTGCGCCTCGGCTAGCGCGCCAGTGATGGAGATGCGCTGATCGACCTCGACAGATATGGCCTGCTTGGCCACCCAACCGTGTTGATGTTTGAGGATTTCTAACGCCGCTTTAGCGTCGCCGTTGAGGGCGGCCGTATGTAGTGTGCGAGACAATTCTATCTCACCATCAGCCTTGCCCTTCTGCGCGGCGAGTTCCACCACGGGGTCAAGTTGCGTGAGTTGTCTGTATTCAATAGGCAGCATGCCTGCGGCCAATGCGAGCGCGTCGCCCTTGAGGCCCAGCTTGGCCGCGTCATATACCGCTTTCAAGCGCGACTCTGTCGCTTCGACCTTGCGCGGTGTAAATGGAATCGAATGGAACATGTGTTCTCCTGCGCGTTTGCGAGTGGTTGTGAGTTTACAACAAAAAATAAAAATCAAAAAATTTAAAGCTGTTTGCAAATTTCTGTAAGAAAAAAAATTGTTTGTGAACGCTACGTTTTTGCTGGCCCTTTGCGCTCGGCCCTACCCCCTCCCCCCTCAATGCACCTGGTCATTTTGGCCGGTTATGTGTGCCAATGTGAGTCATGGCCACAAAGCCGCGCGGCGTTTTGCAGCATGGTTTGTGAGTCATTGTGAGTCATGGTTTTGCAAGTCGCATGGCACATGTGTGAGTCATTGTGAGTCATGGTTTTTTAACGACACACAATAACACACACAAACTGAATGCGCGAAGTTTGTGGGTTGTTGTGGGTGCTTGTGAGCCGCTTTTCAGTCGCGGCCAAAACGGTGTACTTACACCTAACTTACAACACACATATTTTTTTTGAGTAGTTAGAAAATACAACCCACATTAACCCACAAACAGCCGCAAGGCTTATTGCATAAGGCTTTGCGCGTGAGTCATTGAGGCACGTTTTCGCTACACACACGCGACACACTTTGACTCACACTTTATGCAATTTGTGCATAACGTCAAAAAAGTATTGTGTAGCGTATATACACTATGCTAACATGCGTTACCGCATTGAAAAACGACGCGGTAAAACCTAACCTACAGTAAAGGGCAAACATCATGCAAATTGTTAACACTAAAACCGGCGTAACTTATACGACGCGCACGCATTTTGAACGCGGCATTTTTGTGAGCATTGTCACACGCCGCGAGAACAACAATGAACGACTGACAAGCCGCGAGAAACACGCGACACGCGCGGCCGCGTATCGTTACGCCGTGACCATGGCCAAGTCTCAAGCCGCAAGGGGTTAAGCATGACACATTCAGAATACATGCAATTTTTTGAGAAATGGTTGAGCTATCAATTCTCACGTGTTGAAGACGAATGGGACAATTTTTACATTCTCAAAGAAGTCGCGCGCATTGTGTCTGATGTTGACGACTTGGCACATTGGGCAAAACGTGATTGTTGGTCAATGTATGACTTTGCAAAACAAAACATTACAAAGGAGACAGTATGAGATTCGCATTCATTCCTAAAGGCCAGTACAAAATTGGCCAGATTATTCAAGTTCACGGCCGCGCCATGCGCGTTGAAAGTTTCACGCATACCGGCCGCAACTTAATTGCATGCACCTTAGACGGCGCGCCTAAGTTTGAACGCGTCGCGTGTATCTGTACTGACTCACCCGCTATTCAAGGGGTGACGGCATGAACTACTACAACGCCGGCCACGCTAAAGGCACTATTTGCGTGTTGCGTCAATGCGGCGGCACTTGGCACGCCTTGGCCTTACCCGTTACCGCATGGCGCGAATACAACGGCGCCTTTTCAATCTGGAGACCTTGAACTATGAAACACACATTATTAGATATTGCAGCCGCCGTGGCCATTGGCCTACTTTTAACCGTGGGCGCCTTGGCCTACTTTGACATTCTTTGGAGTTAATCATGTATCAAACAATCAACACCGTTTCTAATTTCCGCGACGAATTCCGCGCATGCGGCCGCATTGACCAATTCTCTTATGAGGGGCTTGGCATTCTGTACGCCTATTTTGAAGAATACGAAAACGACACGGGCGAATCGGTTGAACTTGACGTTATCGCTATTTGTTGCGACTTTAGCGAAGACTCTTACGAAAACATCGCAGATCAATACGGCATTGAGTTAGACCTTGAAATGGACGAAGACTATCAAAAACAACAAGTAATTGAGCATTTAGAGGGTGAGGGCGCCTATGTAGGCGACTCAATCAACGGCATTATTTATAGGAATTTTTAACCATGAAAAAATATCAAGTTCAATACGTGCGTATTGAGCATCAAGTTTATTTTCTTGAGGTAGAGGCCGAAGACGAAGAACACGCCGAAAGTGTCGCGGCCATTGAGTTCACGGGCAGCGAAGACTACGAAGTAGTTCACGCCGAAGAATTCATTAACCAAGTTGACGAAGTAGAGGCCGCACATGAAAACGTCTGAACGATTCGCCCTTGACGAATGGCTTTTTCAATACCCTAAAGAGGCCAAGTTTGACGACGTGCTTTACTTGTTGTTAGACGATAACGACGAAACGGTAGTGCCTTGGCACTTGCCGGCCATGCCACGGCGCGAAGTCGCGCAAAGCATTTCAAACACTCAAGTTCACTTTGCAACCGTAACGGGAGAGAGATAAACCATGAAAACATTAACTTTTCTTTTTGAATACTACGAAAACACTAACGACGAATGGCATGCTGAGTTTGCGGAATATGCGGCGCAAACCATGCCGCAAGCTGAAAATGATCTATTTGCCGATTATCCAGAGGCGCGAATTATTAACCGATACGTGGCCGCGCGTGACGTAGAGGTGCCCGCATGACTTACGAAGTGCAAACCCTTACTTATCCCGACACATGGGAGAACACATGGTCAGACTCATTAGACGACACGCCCGTAACGTTTGCCACTTATGAGGCAGCAAAGGCAGAACTAGAAGACCATTTGCGCGCCATGGCCTACGCCGTAAAGCAAGGCCATTTAGAAGACTA